GGTTGTAATCTGTTTGATCTGGACAAGATCAAAAAACGATATAACCCCAACGATTATCAAAACTTGCTGATGTGTGAGTTTATCGACGATAGCGCCAGCATCTTTCCCTTATCTGAATTGCAAAAGTGCATGGTTGATAGCTGGGAAAAGTGGGAAGACTTCAAAGCCATTGCCCCACGTCCTTTTGGTTACTGGCCTGTGTGGATTGGCTACGACCCCGCTTTATCTGGCGATAGCGCGGGCCTGATCGTACTGGCACCGCCGCTGGTGCCTGGCGGTAAGTTCCGCGTGTTAGAAAAGCGCCAATGGAAAGGCATGGATTTTGCCGCGCAGGCGCAAGGGATTAAGGATATCTGCAGCCAATACAACGTGGCGTATATCGGCATTGATACCACCGGCATTGGGCAGGGCGTTTATCAACTGGTTAAACAATTCTACCCAGCAGCTAAGGCCATCAATTACAGCGTAGATATGAAAGCGCGCTTAGTCATGAAGGCCCAAGACGTGATCCGCAATGGCCGCTTGGAGTTTGACGCGGGCTGGACGGATCTTGCCGCCGCCTTTATGGCCATTCAAAAAACCATGACGGCCAGCGGGCGGCAAGTGACTTACTCGGCCAGCCGCTCCGAAGAACTCAGCCACGCCGACTTAGCCTGGGCATGTATGCACGCCTTACTCAATGAGCCGTTAGAAGGCTCCAATTCGACTAATTCCGGCTTTATGGAAATTTGCTAAATGAAAAAGAAATCTGTTTACCAAGCAAAAAATCAACGCATGCCAGAAGCAAAAGCACCCGATCAATCTGTGGCCTTCACCTTTGGCGAGCCTTCCGCTGTGCTCGATCGCCGTGAATTACTGGATTTACTCGAGTGCAACAACAACGGCAAATGGTACGAGCCGCCGATGTCATTTGATGGGCTGGCTAAAACCTACCGCGCCACCGTTCACCATTCCAGCCCCATTCAGGTTAAGCGCAACATCCTACTTAAAACCTTTATCCCGCACCCGCTATTAAGCCGCACTGAATTTGCTAAGTTTGCGCTGGATTACCTGATCTTTGGGAATGCCTATTTAGGGAAGAACCTAGGCCGCACCGGCAAGGTGCTTAAGCTTACCCACGTGCTGGCCAAGTACATACGCGTCGGGCTAAAAGAGGGCGGTTTTTATCAAGTGCTGAATCATGCCAAAGAGTATGAATTCCAGCAGGGCACGGTGTTTCACCTGCTCGAGCCTGATATCAATCAAGAGATTTACGGCTTGCCTGAATACCTATCGGCGCTTAATTCAACCTGGCTTAATGAATCCGCCACGCTATTTCGCCGCCGCTATTTTGAAAATGGCAGCCATGCCGGTTTTATACTGTACATGACGGACGCCGCCCAAAACGAAAGCTATATCGACGACTTGCGCGAAGCCCTGCAAAAAAGCAAAGGCCCAGGGAATTTTAAAAACTTAATGGTGTACGCACCTGGCGGCAAGAAAGATGGCATGCAGATCTTGCCTATCTCGGAAGTGGCGGCAAAGGATGACTTCTGGAACATCAAAAACGTAACCCGTGACGATCAGCTGAGCGCCCACCGCGTACCGGCGCAACTGATGGGCATCATTCCCAACAACACCGGCGGCTTAGGTGACGTAGAGAAGGCCGCCACCGTGTTTGCGTATAACGAGATTGAGCCATTGCAAGAGCGCATGAAAGAGTTAAACGACTGGCTGGGGGTAGAGGTGATCCGCTTCAAACCTTACGTACTGGCGTAAACAAACCCAAGTAAACAGCAAGCCCGCAAGCGCGGGCTTTTTTACGCCTGCATTTTGAGAAGAATCTGCCCTCAGACCCCAGCGCGCGCCCTCGTGACCCCGCCACGCCTGCCCACTTAACCCACTATTTTTTATGCACCTGCATGAGGAGGGCTCAAGCCCCGCCAAATAGGGCCTAAACGGTAAAAAATGCCCCTATAAAAGCTTGCGCTATTTGCGGATTTCTTGCTTGTAATTGCAAGGCACGCAACACCTATTTAGGTAGTAACAGGTGCAGAGCAAACATAAGTCCTGGTAGGTTTCATCCCCTCATAGCCTAAGGAAGCAAATTTAACTTTACTCTGACCCCAGTTATTCCCAACTCCGTCCGAAAGGCAGCCGTCGGTACATAGCCCATGGGGATAATGCGTACCGCTATACCTCCATGCACCAACGCCTAGCCATCTAGCCATGCACCAACGCCGCAGTAGGTGCCTGTTTATTAAAGAGCGAAGAATTATCGATAACATCTTTTTGAGCGGGTGATAGCTTTTCAAAATCGATGTAGCTGGATCTATCTTTTTTACTACTCAAAAATACCTCCGAATCACTCCAACTCACTGGCTCCTTGACCATCGCCTCATCGGTTTGCCTAATATAGACAATCGGCAGCTTGTTATCACGTGCGGTTTTGTGCAGCGAATCAACCCAGCTGTCGGGCAATACTGGTTCCATCTTATAAACAATATGTCCATCCACCTTAACCGGTATTCCGGCGCTATTTCTGACGATTTTCGGAAGTCGCTTAACGCTCCCCGGTACGTTAGGATCTTCAACGATATATATCGCTGCGACACGCAGCGGAGGATGTTCATCATTTTTCGACTTCGCAGCCCAATTCGGCCCCACCATGGTAAGTTCGTTATGTTGGTTTGAAGCGCTTTGTTCTAGCCCCTCCTTTGGTGACAGGAGTCCATTTTTTCCGACTAACGTTTCCAGATGTTCCCTGCCACCCATAGCGTTAATAGCCTGATCCGCCTGTTTGAAAGAATAAATATTTTTGGGGGATGGATCAAAAATGTATCCAGAATACGCCCAAACTGTATTTTTATCATGATTGATCAGTGACGCACTAATAATGCCGGGATGTGCGTTATAACGATTCGGATCAAGTAGTGTCTGCTGTGCGTCCTGGTTACCCATGGTGAGTCCATTAACGATGTATTGAAAATTGCTATTATCGTGATGGCTAGGATCTGAAAATCCAGAATACCAAGCATTGCGCCATACTTCCAAGGAATCTAATGCCGGCTTGTTCAATTGAGATAATTCATTATGAGCCTGCGCTTTTAAGTGTTCCACAGCCTTTTTTCTTGGATTTTTCGAGCCACTTTTATCTTCCCATTCGGAAATAGTTTTTATCAGATGGGTGATATTTCCCAAAAGCATGCCTCTATATTTTCCGGTTTCAGCTGGCGGTATAAGGTTAGGGGTTTCAAGCGTTAGACGCGTGCTTTCCACCAGACGCAACGCACAATCTATAGAGACGAGCTCTTCAGACCTTTTATTTGCCTGGAAAAATTTGTTATTTTTTTCCGACTCTTCCATCCACGACTGGTAAGAAGGAAACGTCGTAGTCGGAAGTACTCTTCCAAGCGCAGATGCCTCCTGCGGGGTTTCAAAACTACTTGAGCCTTCTTTCGACCAAATACCCTCTCCACGTACTGGTTTAGTCGGTCCAGCCGTGTAGTCAATGCGTCCGTCAGCTTGCACTTCATTAGATGTTAGTTTTGCTTCATCAATATTTTTAGAGCAGAAGTCTCGAAGACTTTTCATGGCGCCATTACGGCTAGAATTCGGGTGCTTCTCTATATACTCCTCTGCTTTCTGATACAGCATCAATTCAGCGTCCAGTTTATTGGAACCTGAAAGTCCTTTGATTGCTACGAGATGTGAAACTATATTTTTATAGCTGTTACCTTTTTTTTTACAAAAAGAAGATGCATCTTTAGTAAATTTTTCAATGGGATAATCTGATGTATTGTAAATACTTGCAATCTTGGATGAAAAACCATCGTTATGGTGTATTGCGCTATTAATTCTTGAAATAGTTGTCTGAATAAATTTGAGTGAGTTGATATTATTTGGCACAGTAACCTCATATATAATTAAGTATTTTGTTAAAATGGCTATTTATTGATAGTGGTTGATAATTATTACAACAGCCGGTAATTGTCAAACTAGTTGTCGCCTCAATCGTTAAATCCTAAGCCATTTTTTGTGCCACTTTTTCCCTTTCAAAGAAAAGCATGGGGTCAGGCCTTACATTTTACATTAGATAAAATTTACAGTGATTTGCAAAGCTGATTAAATTGATTGCTTAATGTCAAATGTAAGACCTGACCCCATAGGCAATAACTGGGGTCAGAACAAAATTAAATCCTACTATGCTTAATGCTCTTAGAGCCAAAGAAAGCGGATTTAACTTTACTCTGACCCCAGTTATTACAAACAGGCACTAAGCCCGCTTCACGCATCAATCTGAGAATTTTATACCGCCCAATATGAATGCCTTTTTTGTGCATCTCAGTTAACAAGCGTCGACTGCCAAAGGTCTGCTGGCTCTCGGTA